CCGTATGGCTCCGTCCCGATGGCGAACTCCATAATTTCGTTCGCTTGATATTCGAGGTCGAGACTTTCGCCCTCCTTGAGGTATTCGCCGTCCCGCCTGTCCATAATGCGCGGGTCGCCAAACTCCTTGAAAAAGACGGTCTTGCCGCCGATGTCCTGCCTGTACTTGCAGTAGCGTTTCTTGCGCTCTGTCTGCTGGCCGTGATGGTAGTATACCGTGGAGATATACGGGTCGAGCGGGCGGGTCTTGAGTATCGTGGGCGTTTCCTTGACGAACTCGATTTGCACCACCTCTCCGGCCACATTGCGAATGACCTCAAGGTAGGCAATGCCGTAGGTTTCCCGCGCCTCGATGATGTCCTCAAATACCTCTTTGGTGTCCTGCTCGATGTTCAGCAGCTCAATGATCTCCTGCGCCCGGCTGAACTCCGCCGCCATCTCCGGCGTTTCCTCCGCGTCCTCGATATACCGTATGCCTATCCCAAACCCTGCGATATTGTTCTTGTAGGCCCTGATACATTGGGGGAGAATGGTGCTGTGCTTTACCAGATTGCGCAGGCCCCGCAGGTCGCTTGGCGGTGAAATCCAGTCCGCCGCCGCGTAGACCTCCTGCTCTGTAACCTGCTGGGAGGTGTCCGCTTTCTCGACGGGGGCCTGCTGCCATTTGATAATCCGCGCCCGTATCCCCCTTTTGGAATTAGCCACTCTTTTTCACCCCTCTCTTTTTCGGTGGCTTGACTGGCAAGCAAAGCAGCAGCACACAGTCCGCCTCGTCCGGGGAGGGCTGCCCTCTTTTCTTCACTGCGTCCTTGCTCTCAATCTTGATTTTGCTGGCCTCTGTCAGCCCGTACTTTCGCCCGGAAAGCTGGGCCACGAGGTCGTCGTCGTCCGGAAGTATCAGCTCCACGGGCTTTCTGTTGCCCTCCTCGTCGTAGGGCTGTAAAAGGTTCTTCACCACGGACATCATGTAGGTAGTGCTGTCGTGGTAGTATTTGTGTTTTATCCTCTGGCCGAACTTCACGGGGTAAATCTCAAGCCACCAGAAACGCTCCGGGTCGCCTCGCTTGACCTGCCGGAGGCGGTCTACTACGCCGCCGCCCACGCCGCCGTCGTCCACCTTGACGGGAATGGGGGTCGTGAGCTTGTACCTCTGCGCAAGCTCCTCCCCAAGCAGGATAATGTCGTCCGCCGTTTTCATGGTGTCCTGCCCCTGCCGCTTGCGGTAGAACGTGACCTTTTCGTCCACCTTGTAGCCTATCACCGTCTTGTCGTCTCCAAATCGGGCCACGTCGCACCCGATATGCACCATAAGCGGGTTTTTCCGGGGAGAAAACTCTGTCATAATGGAGTTTTCGACGAGCGAAAGAGGTATAAAAATATCGTCCTCTTGGAGCGGGAACTCCCCAGCGACACGCACTCGGAACACGTCGCTGTCCTCCCCGTACATTCGGGCGATAGTGTCTACGAAGTCCTGCGATACCCGGCTGCTGTTCCTGCCGTCGATGTGGAACGTCGAGTAGCTGGCCCTGTTTTTGTTATGGCTGTCGTAGAAAAAGCCGGAAAGCTGCGTCGGGTTCCCGCACATCAGGAGCCGCGCCCCCGGCGTAGAGAGCGAGCCGAGTACAGGCTCGAATATGTTGTCCTCTACGCCGCTGGCCTCGTCGATGATGTATAGGACGTGTTCTGCGTGAAAGCCCTGTAGCGCGTCCGGCTTGCTGGCCGTCCGCGCTACTGC